CTCGACCTGGTGCGCGCCATTCAAGCCGAGGGATTCCCCGACGCCGTGAGCTGGCCGAGCGATCCGATCCCGTTCGCCGAGGCGAGCGCGCCGGCAATGGCCGAGTTTGACGCGCGCATGGCGAAGGCCGAGGCGATGACGGAAGGCAAGGCCGACGCCCTGGCGGCCGGCACGCTCGATTCTGAGGGGTATTACACGCTGCAAGCGTGGACGGCCTACCAAGACGATCTCAAGCGCGCGATCGCCCGCGAGACGTTCCCGCTCGCCGTCGTATGGCCTGCCGAACCCGCGCCCTATTCGCCCCCGCCGGCGCCGATCCCTGTCGCGGCGCCGCCGGCACCCGAACCCGAGCCGGAAACCCCGGCCGATCCCGCGTAACGCCGCAAGCGTCGCGAGCTGCAAACCCGCCCTTTTCCCTGACCTCTTTTAACCAGGATCACACATGGCAACTGACTTTCACCACGGCGTGCGCGTTATCGAAATCAACGGCGGCACGCGCCCGATCCGCACCGTCGCGACGGCCGTGATCGGCCTGGTCGCACATGCGACCGACGCCGACGCGGCGACGTTCCCGCTCGACAAGCCCGTGCTTATCACCAACGTTCAAACGGCGATCGGCAAGGCCGGCGTGCAAGGCACGCTCGCAAAGGCACTCAAGGGCATTTCCTGGCAAGCAAAGCCCGTCGTCGTCGTCGTTCGCGTGTCGGCCGGCATCGACGAAGCGGCAACCACGAGCAACCTGATCGGCACGGCGACGCCGCAAGGCGAACTCACCGGCATGCAAGCGCTACTCACCGCGCAATCGCAACTCGGCGTCAAGCCGCGCATTCTCGGCGTGCCTGGCGCCGATGCGCAACCCGTAGCGATCGCGCTCGCGACGATCGCGCAAAAGCTGCGCGGGTTCGCCTACGTGAGCGCGAACGGCGCGCAAACGAAGGAGGAAGCGACGACTTATCGCCAGTCGTTCTCGCAACGCGAAGTCATGGTTATCTGGCCGGATTTCCAAGCCTGGGACACGGCAACGAGCGCGACGATCGACGCGCCGGCCGTTGCTATCGCGATGGGACTGCGCGCCAAGATCGACGAGGAAATCGGCTGGCACAAGACGCTCTCGAACGTCGGCGTTAATGGCGTGTCGGGCATCACGAAAAGCGTGTTTTGGGACTTGCAAGACCCCGCGACCGATGCCGGCTATCTGAACGAGCACGACGTGACGACGCTTATCAACTCGGGCACCGGCTTTCGTTTTTGGGGTTCGCATACGTGCTCGGATGATCCGCTGTTCATGTTCGAGAACTACACGCGCACCGCGCAAGTGCTCGCCGACACGATGGCGGAGGCGCACATGGTTTATGTCGATAAGCCGTTGCACCCCTCGCTCGTGCGCGACCTGATCGAGAGCATCAACGCGAAGTTTCGCGAGCTGATCGCAAACGGCTATCTGATCGGCGGCTCGGCCTGGTACGACGAGAGCGCGAACGATGCCGAATCGCTCAAGGCCGGCAAGCTCGCGATTGATTACGACTACACGCCGGTTCCCCCGATCGAAAACCTGATGCTGCGCCAACGCATCACCGACCAATACCTCGCCGATTTCGCCTCGCGCGTAACGGCATAACCAGGAGCGAAACAACATGGCATTGCCGAAGAAACTTAAGGCGTTCAACGTCTTTCAAGACGGCGACAACTATCGCGGCGAGTGCTCTGAATTCGAGCTGCCGAAGCTGTCGCGCAAGATGGAGGAATACCGATCCGGCGGCATGAATGGCCCGATCGACATTGACCTCGGGCAAGAGAAAATCGAAGTCGTGCATACGTATGGCGGCCTGATGCGCGCCATTTACGAAAAGTACGGCGTGACGAAACACGACGGCGTGCAACTGCGGTTCGCCGGCGCGTATCAAGCCGAGGATCAAAGCAAACCCGATGCCGTCGAGATCGTCATTCGTGGCCGGCACAAAGAGATCGACGCGGGCAGTGCAAAGCCTGGCGACGACACCTCTTTCAAAGTCACGACCTCGTGCAGCTATTACAAGCTCACGATCAACGGCGCGACGATCATCGAGATCGACTTTGTGAACATGGTTGAAATCGTCAACGGCGACGACCTGCTCGCGGACCTGCGCACGGCGATCGGCCTGTAACGCAGCTCGACGAGCTGCGCACCGCGCTCGCCTGGTGATGCGCCAGGCGGGCGCCCGAAACCCTCAACACCTCAAAACCTAAACAGAGAAAGAAATGTCCGAACAAGCCAAGCCGAACACGATCACCCTCGACACGCCGATCAAGCGCGGCGACCAGGAAATCACCGAGATCACCTTGCGCAAGCCGGCCGCCGGCGAGCTGCGCGGCACGTCGCTCAATGCGCTCGTGAATCTCGACGTCGATGCGCTCGGCAAGGTGTTGCCGCGTATCTCGTCGCCGACGCTCACCGAATTCGACGTGCGCGAAATGGACCCGGCCGACCTCGTGCAATTGGGGGTGGCGTTCGCTGATTTTTTGCTGCCGAATCGGGCACGCTGAAACACGGCATACCCGACGACGTTGACGAAGCAATGGCCGACATAGCGAGCGTGTTTCACTGGACCCCGCGCGATATGGACGGCTTTACCCTGGCCGAGCTGGCCGACTGGCGTGAGCGTGCGCGCGTGCGCTCGGCCTATAGGACCGAATGACGATGGCGAACGATCTGAAATTGCGCGTGCTGTTCGATATGGTGGACGGCGCAACACGGCCGATTCGAAACATCCTGAACGGCAACAAGGGACTCGCGAAGTCGCTGAAAGAGTCGCGCACCGAACTCGGCAAGCTGCAAGCCGCGCAAAAGGACGTCGCCGCGTTCCGCGATATGCGCGTCGGCCTGGTGGGCGCAAAGCGCGATATGCAAGCCGCGCAAACGCGCGTCGCCGAGCTGGCCCGCACGATCGGCTCGACCGATGCACCGACGAAGGCGATGCGAGCGGAATTCGAGCGCGCCAAGCGCACGGCCGCGCAGCTCACCCAGGCGCACGGCACCCAGGCGACGAAGGTGCGCGAGCTGCGCGATCGCCTGTCGGCCGCCGGCATCGACACGCGCAACCTCTCGCAACACGAGCGCACCTTGCGCTCGTCGATGGCCGCGACTACGGCGACGATGGCGACGCAGCAAGCCAAGCTCGCCGATCTGACTGCGCGCACGAAGCGCCTCGCGGAAGCTCGCGAGCGAATGAACAAGACGAAAGAACTCGCCGGCAAGATGGCGGGCACTGGCGCCGGCATGATGGCCGGCGGCGCCGTCGTCGGCGCTGCAACGCTTGTTCCTGTCGCGGCCTATGCGAAAGCCGAGGAATCGGCGACGCAGCTCGCAAGCGCCCTCATGCGCGCCGGCGGCACGGTCCCGCCGGAATTCGAAAAGATCAACTCGCTCGCGATGAAACTCGGCGACCGGCTGCCCGGTACGACGTCCGATTTTCAGGACATGATGACGATGCTGACCCGCCAGGGTATCAGCGCGCAATCTATCCTCGGCGGCATGGGCGAAGCGACCGCGTATCTCGCCGTGCAGCTCAAGAAAACGCCCGCCGAGGCGGCCGAATTCACCGCCAAGCTGCAAGACGCCACACGCACGACCGAGAAAGACATGCTCTCGCTCACCGACGTCATTCAAAAGGCGTTCATGCTCGGCGTTGACGATAACAACATGCTCCAAGGGTTCGCGAAGCTCGGCCCCGCGATGGACACGATCAAGCAAAAGGGCATCGACGGCGCGAAGGCGCTCGCGCCCCTGCTGGTGATGGCCGATCAATCGGGCATGGAAGGGAGCGCGGCCGGCAACGCGTACCGCAAGGTATTTCAACTAGGCATGGACGCGAAGAAAGTCGCGAAGGCAAACAAGGCGCTCGGCGGCGGCATGAAACTCGACTTTACGAACGGTAAAGGCGAATTCGGCGGCCTCGATAACATGTTCAAGCAATTCGACAAGCTCAAGGGACTCTCGACGCAAAAGCGCCTCGGCGTGACGAAAGAGATTTTCGGCGACGACGCCGAAACCCTTCAGGTGATCTCGCTGATGATCGAGAAGGGGAAAGCCGGCTATGAGGAAGTGCAAGGCAAGATGGCCGCGCAAGCCTCGATGCAAGAGCGCGTCAACAAGCAACTCGGCACGCTCAAAAACCTATGGGAAGCGGCCGGCGGCACTTTCACGAATGGCCTCGTCGCGTTCGGCGAATCCGTCGCGCCCGAGGCGAAAGCCGTCGTCGAATGGCTCGGCGATATGTCGCAACGCATGGGCGCATGGGCGCGCGACAATCCGCGGCTCGCCGGCGGCCTCATGAAAGTCGCCGCGATCATCGCTGTCGTGATGGCCGTGATCGGCGGCTTGCTCGTTGTCCTGGGCGCCGTGCTCGCCCCGATCGGCGCGATCGCGTTCGCGTTCTCGGC